GTCGTGTCGTAAATCTGGACCCGGGAGCCTGCGACCAAGTTGGAGATCGTGACTGACTGAATGACAGGCGACGAAGCAATAGACACCGTCGCGCCCGCGCTGGTAACATCAGCCAAAGCAAGCGAGGTCGATCCTGTAATCGTGATCGTCACCGTGCCGGTGGTCTTAAGAACGTGCACCTTGTCGGTTGCCGGCGTGCCGGTGAAGGTTACATCGGTCAAGGTTATTGCAGTAACCGCAGTGCCAAGTTCAAGGTGATAGGCGGCAGAGGTGCCGGTTACATCAATCGTGGTTGAGGTGATAACGCAACCGTTCTCGGTGACAGAATGCGCCGCGTCCGTGCTGGTCGTTGCGGAAATAACGCAGTTTGTCAGATCAGCACCAACGCCAACAATCTCGGAGCCCCCACTGAAAGTTGCCCCGCTGATCGGAATATCGGTGTCAAGCGTTACGCCGAAACCAACAATGGAGGCCGCGACCATTGGGTAACTTGCGGCGGCTGAACTTGCAGCGTTGAACCCGAAAGGTTGCTTCGTGTCGGTTGCTAGAACACCCGCAGACAGGTTGATGGTGTCGGACGCGGAGGCGTAAATGGAAAAAGCCACAGAATTACCCTTGGCATTCCATTTGAACTGCGTCGTCGATGAATAAGCTTCTGGAAACTCAAATGACTGTGCGCTTGCAGAAAAGTACGTCGGGCTTGATCCGTCGCCAATGGTGACGGAGTTCTTCCCCATAATCTGACCTGTGCCTTGCTTTCCAACGAGGTCGTAATGACCAAAACCTTCAAGGCACTTTTTCAAGTCTGGGTACTTTGCCGGGCGAGAAGAACTTCCTCCGGTGATGACCGAAGGGCCGTGCAAAGATGCATTCTTTAAATAAACCGTTCCAGTAGTCGCCACACTTCCTATGCGGTGATAGGCGTACAGGATTCCGGTGATGGCGGCCCAATTGATCGTTGAGGTTGATGTTCCCTCACTGTTGGCGTATTCAGTCGCATTGCCAAGGGCGATATGTGACGTGCTAGGCGATACAGACGCCCCAAGCATTACGCGCTCTGTCAGTCGATACGTGACCCATTTTGTTCCATCCGTGAATCCGCAGATGATCGCATCAGACCCGATATATAGTGACGAAGAAACCGCATTGGTTGCCCACTGGACAGAGAAAATCTTCCCCGACATATTGGTGGATGAAATAGTGTGATACGCACCCGTCCATTGGCTTGCAACGCTGTTATTTCGTTCAAGGTATGTAAGCGCACCCCAAGGCGTTTGGGCAGAGTAAGACGTTCCGCTTGATGCTACGACGGTATCAACCGTAATTCCGTTAATTGTCGCCGCGAACCCGCTTGGTGCCAGCCAAGTAACAGGTTGATGCACGTTTCCAAAATCACCGTACCACTTCAACTCCGTCATGCCAGAGCGCACATCGGGAGCAATTACGCCGCCTGACTTGTTCTTGATCGCCAGCACCCAAGCGTTGCCGCCCTCGCCAGCAACAATGCCGTAAGCGTTGACCGACGGAACCGCGCCGAAAGTTGATTGATTGCGATAGCCAACAATTGATGTAATCGTGCGGTCTGTAACTTCAGAAATGTAGTCTCCCGCCTCAAGACCCAGCGCCACTAAGTCGTTCGTGTAGGTTCTACCAAGTGTTTCAGACCCATCAAAGCACCATCCATAGAGCAGTAAGATCGGCCCGAACTCATCGTCCGCATCGACGGTAGTTAGCGCTGGGCTTGCTGCGGGGCTACTGGTAAAAGTGTTGCTGGCATACCCACAAACGTAGTTCGTCGGGTCGGCATCTGGCACCACGACAGTCTGCACCGACCATGCGTTCGCCGCAGTTCCGGTAAATGTTGGGTTAGATTCACCGCCGGAAGCTGAGTATTTGTACGCCACAGCCATGCGTGCCGCGCCCGTGACAGACGCTGGATTGCGCACCGTCCAATCGCTGCCGCCGGATTGCGTAATCGCCGTCGTCCCGTCATTCTGTGACAGAAAGATCGCCACCAAACTGCCCGCCGGAATCGACGGCAGCGCAACCGTTACTGTGGTCGATCCGGATGTGGTGTGCTGAAGCGTCGCCGGGCTGTTTGGATAAGCCATTATTCATCCCTCCCTATCCGCTTATACATAGGAGAGACTCGCACGGTTAGTCCATACATTATCAAAGTAATCATCACCATCAGCCCACAATATTTTAAGAACAGTACCAGTAGTTTCTAGCTTCTTAATACGCCAGCAAGCAGATCCCTCCACGGCCTTAATAGCAGCCTCTCCTACGTAGGTAACAGTAGTAGATACTTCGTCTAGCCTAGTGGTAAGAATCATTAACGCCTGCCCTGAACAACAGTGAAGTCAATTGAGCCCGATGCAATAGTAGCGGCTAAGCGTACTGCCCTGCATGGGGTTTGGATATTACCAATCTGGTAATTAACGCCGGTAGCTAACTCACCGGGAGCAGCTACGGCTTTTGGAATTAGGGTGGTATATGGGTCATCTAGTGTGTACTGCACTGACCAGATAACATCTGCACCAACAGTTGGCATTACTTGAATACCGACATTGAACGAAGCTAGGGTGTAGTCAACTGGAATCCAGTCTGTATATCCTGTCGCTGTAATTGTTTTAGTTGTTGGACGCATATATACTCAAGATAGAAGAAGGGGGTCGAAACCCCCTTCCGTTAGGACGCTAGTGTTTCACCAGGACCAGGAACAATGTAATCAATCCGCAGGAACCCTAGGGCACCTGTGGTTTCAGCAGAGTCACCAGCAGCGTAGGTAGTAGTAACAACCTTATCAGTGGTATATTTAGTACCAGCAACGATGTCTGCACCTGCTTTAGCGGCAACACCATGTACACCTGCGTCAGCAGTAGATACGTTGAAGGCATTGACGATTGCAGTAGCAGAGCCACTATAACCAGCTGAGATAGTAGCGGTCGTACCAGCGCATGCACCAGATAGAATAACTACAGCATCAACTACGATTGCATCACGTGGTAGAACCGCCTTTTCAGTACCACTATCAGTTCGTGCAATAGCAACGACCTTAGTGAGTACCGCTTTCGGCTTTGGATAACTTAGATTTACAGCCATATTAATCTCCTTATAAGTTAATTAAGCGGGTGGGGAAACCCACCCGCGTGTCAGAGATTAAGCCCCGGCTGTACCGTAGATGGCACGTGGATCAGACCAACCGAATGAGTAACGACCAGTAGCCTTGAACTTGGCGTTCTCGGTATCGAAGTCGTTGTCCATCTCGAATGCATCACCGCGGCGCTCGAAGTACTTGAGGCCATCAGGAACGTCGGTCATAATGAACCATGCGTCAGCATCGGTTAGGTAGTGGTTAACGATAACCTCTGGAATAACACCCATCGTCTTAACAGCGTTAAGATCGTTGTTGTCCGTACCAACACGTCCCTCAGTACCAAGAATCCGCTTAGCTTCAAACTGATTGCTTGGATGAATCAAGAGTGACTTAGGCTTAGCAGCGATGAGTAGACCGCGGTCATCGGTGAAGGCCCAGATGTCGATACATGCTTGCTCTAGGGCGGCCTCAGAGAGGTCGGCAGCAGTAGCAAGTAGGTTAGACCAAGTACCACCCGCAACGTTGGGGTGATCGTTAGCGATAAGAACCTTACCATCGCCACCAGTGTAACCAGCGGTGAATGCACGGTTGAAGATGTTAGCACCAACAATCTCTTTGGTACGCTTTAGGCTACGTGCAAGAGCAGCAGCTTTACGGGCACCGACTGACTGGTACTGGTTATCTTCATACATCTCACGAGTGATGATGAAACCGTTAGCATAAGTAACGTGCTGGTAACGGGTGGTGAAGCCTTGACGATCTGAATCATAAGTGATCGGAGCGCCTTCAGCTTTGGTTGAGGCTAGGCCGAGACCGCTGTAACCAACGTCCTCTTCGTATGCCTTATCTGATTTACCCTTAATGAACAGCTTGGACCACTCTTCAGGATAATCCTTATAAGTGTTACCATAAACGGCATTAAGGCCGGGCCAAAGTAGTTTGGCAAATGAACTAGTAGTTACGACTGACATATTCTATACTCCCTTAGATACCAGTGGTGCCAACAGACTTGAACTGATGGACGTTAAAGCCAACAAGAAGCTTGGCAGAAGCACCAATCTCATTGTCTGGACGCTGTACGAAACCACGGAGGTTAAAGTTCAGAGTTGACGTAGTTGCCTCGGTGCCTGCATCAATATAAGCAGGTGAGGTAACGGTAGCTGAGGTACGGGCACCGTTAGCATGACTGGCGTTTAGACCGATGTCAGTGATAGCGAATGAACCGTTAGACACCTCAACCTCTGCAATGATACCTGGATCATCAGCTACGAGAATGTAGCCAGCGCCGGACGCTGCGATCTGAGCTTGTGCAGGAAGGTCAAGAGCAACTGAGCCAGTAGTAAGTTTACCGACTGGATCGAACTTGGAGTGTAGAACACCAACGACAAAACCCACGGGAACATCACCTGCGGAAGCAAGATCAGCACCGGGGATACCGTTAGCGTCAGCTGAAGAAGCGAGTTTTACAACGTCGCCTACGAGAATCTCATCAGCCGCAGAAGCGACATAATAGAGATTGGCTTGCCCGTTATAGGGCGCACCAGTGCCAGATTTGACTGGCTTAAAACCTTTGATACGAGATACGTTAGCCACGAAGAGCCTCCTTTAAAATTTACAGAGACTCTTCGCGGTTATCTCGGATCTACTTGATGTCGATTGATCCGTAATTACCATCCTTGCGAGTCTCTGCTTTGATGTCAGCTTCAATCGCATTGATATGATTAGCTTTAGCCTTCTGATCTTCAGCGTACCATTCCTTCTTGATTCGCATCAAGTAAGCTTTGGTTCCCTGTCCAACAGAGATTTCCACTGGAGATCCAGTAGCAGCTACTTTACCAACACGCTTGTCACCAACGGTTACACCGCTGTCTGAAACGATTTCATAACCACGCTCCTCAAATTCGGAGATACGATCATTGACATCGTTTACAATTCGATATTCATAAGCAGGGTCTTTACCCTTTACCCCCAGAACGCTGCGTTGTCCATTAATAGGTGTACGTCTTGTGCGCTCTTTGGCGACTGGTTTAGTTACGGGTGTGTTCTCAGCCATTTATTACTCTCCTCGCATTGAGCGAATATCACTAATGTACTGCTCTTTCGTCAGGATACCTGAACGAACGAATTGTTTCATAACGCGCTCTTCATCTTCAGTCAACTGGAATCCCTTGGTAGGGGTTGACTTAGTTGATGCGTTACCGCCGTCTACGGCAGCTGGTTTATCCTTGTTAGGATTAGTAAATTTCTCGGGATAAGCACGTTTAACCGAGGCCGTTACATGTTTTAGAACATCAGTCGGACTTAAGTGTGGGTTATCCTGTGCATAAGCAACCCCCAGAGAATCTGCAAAAGTACGTAGAGATTTATCCCGAGCGTACCAGTCATTACGATTTACCCAACTGGCAAAATCAGGGTGAATCTGTTTAGCATCCTCGGACACTTCCTGAGCAGCTGTAGATGTCTTACGAGCATCTCGCATCTCAGCGATCTGATCATCTAGTTCAATGATCTTATCGGTATCACCATCCTCATATGCTTGTTTCTTCTGGGCTTTCAGATAATCTACGGCCCGTTGAAACTCAGTCTCTTTTACCTTGACATGATGATCTTGCAAACTGCGAAGAACCTTTTTAACTTCCTTTAGTTCTTTGCTTTGATGCTCGATCTTGTCAAATAGTGGTTTGCGTCGAACGAATTCTTTTGCGTCAATGAAGTCTACTTCGTCCCCATCGAAATCTGACTTAGGACGCCAGCCCATTTCTATAGCTCGTGCCTCAATCGGATCAGCTTCGTTTTCCGTACCCTCTACTACTTTAGATTCTACTTCTTGTCCTTCTACATCCGCAGCTTCTGCTGCTTGAACGATCTGTTCATCACTCATCTGTAACAACTCCTAAAACGTCTTCATCGTTTAGAAAGATATGCTCTGCATCAACTTCTGCTCCAGCGTATTTGGCATAATAGATCCGGGTTCCCGGTTGAATGCCCTCTCGCTCTGGAGTAGAACCGTAAGATTCATAGGCAGTATTGCCAATTGAAACTACTGTTCCCTTTACTGATGCTTTCTTCTCACTTCGTTCGTTAAGGGCAAGAACAATACCTGATTGTGTCTTTACCTCAACTGGGTCTACTTTAACTAGTAGCCTGTGTAGGACTGGCTTCATCTGACTCCTCTTGTGGATATGTTGCATAAAAATCCAGGATGTCGTTGATAGCTGTAATATAGCCGCGTCTGAAATTGTCCTCAGTCTGGTCTAATCCAGCACTCCCCGCTAGGAGATCTTTTACATCCTCAATTCGCTCTTTGCAGAGCTGAAAAAACTCTTTGGTAATGAAGTGGTGTTTCCACTGATCGAACTCGCTTTGAGTCATAAGTACCCCTTTGACTTAAGGGGAACTAAAAAAGTTCCCCAAAATTAAATATTTATTTTTTACGTGGCTTTGGTTCGCGTGGAGTCTTTGGTTCCGCTGCTTGCTTAGCCTTCTCTTGTGCTTCATATGCCTTAAAGGAGAAGATCTCTGAGTCGTGCTTAATCTGTTGTGCATGACCAACAGCCTTAGCTTGTAGATCTAGACCAGTCTGCTTAATCTTAAACTGGTTTTCCATTTCCTTAGTCTGGAATTCCAAAGCTGCTTTCATCTTGGACATCTGTAGATCAAACATCTTCATCTGTGCATCAAGCTGGGCCATCTGCTGTTTGATCTGCATATCCTGCTGACCCTTAGCCATGTCCATCTGAGCTTTCTGACCATCAATCTCCGCCTTAGCCTTTAGAGCCTCCATCTTAGGATCAGGTGGGGGTGGACTAGGCTGCTTCATCAGTTTCTCGATGTTGGGCTGTTCCTGTGCTTCCAGAGCACGCTTAGTCAACTCCATTGGGTCTAAAGTTCCCAACTGCATCAAAGGAAATATTTCTTGTACCTTACCCATCTTCTCGGTCGAGGAAGCTGCTGATGGATCTGCCGCTGGAATAATATCCCGCTCATCACCCACATAGTCAGACTGGTTAATCTGCTCGTCAATAACCTCGAGATACTCTTGTGGATCTAGGTATTCACGGTTCAGAACGTACAGCTTGCGGAACTCCTCTTTAAGAGAGCGATAGACACGCTTGTAGATGGCAGTGAATAGCTTCATACCCTGCTCTACAGTCTCCTTGGTGGTGTATGCTGGGGTGTTCTGACCTGGCATCTTACCTACCATGATCTCAGCTACAGAGGCTAGTTCCTTACCAGAGGTTATCATCATACCTAAGAGTTGGAATAGGATACCACTAGGCTCTCGTACAGGTAATGGGAAGATCTGCTTCTTAATATCATCACCAGTAGCGTTAACACTCTTCCACTCACCTGGGCGGAACTTAGCATCACCCATCTTGACACGAAGACCCTTACCCATGAAACCGGACTGGAGGTTACTGAGGCTACCAGCATCAATTAGCTGGTTAATGATGGTATTAACTGATTCGTTTAGTGGGCCAAGTAGATGACCAAAGCCGATATTGTAGAAGCTTCCTGTTGGGTTAGGAATCGCACCATACTTTGTATAGTACTGCGTTGGCTCAATCTTAACAACATCACCTTTATCATTTACTTTAATCCCCTTGGAAGTATAACACGCTGTAATTCGGAGAACTGTTTTTGACTCGTAATCAACTGTGACCACATATGGCTCAGCGTAACCATCGTCATCCAAGTCGAGATATGCATGTTGCTCAAGAATGGTATGAGGAGTAGTTTCGTCGTTTGTTCGAGTATAATGTTCTTTGTCTGGGCCATTAGGTTCTCCTAGGTCTACGTCAAGATATAGACCCTGCATCTGCATCTCTTTTACTTTACGTGGTGAGTAGTACAGGATCTCTGTAATACGCTCAGCATCTGGAAGACTCTTGGTGTAGTTATTAACTACGAGATCATCAGCGTAAACAAGCTTAGAGACGTTACGGCCCTTAGATGGGCAGTAGTATGTCTTCTTGAATGCAACACCAACGATAGACATAGCTAGGAGTAGCTTGTCCATATCCTCTTCCCACTCGTCCATCTCCTCCATAACCTGATAGGACATGTGTTTGGATAGCCGGATAGCACGAGCAGCTTTCTCGCCCGTAGGATCGCTGCCAACGGTCTTAACGTTGACGATCTTACCTGTCTGTGGTACTAGGGATGGGTACGCCCGTGCAGAGAACTGCATGGCTGCAATAGAGATAAGAGGGAACTTGACGTTACTGGCATCCTGCCAAGGATACGTCTTCTTATTCGCTACTTGTAGAGCAAGATCCATCCAGATCTTGGTACTCTGCTCCCACTCAGTACGACTCTTCTTATCTGTATCATACCCCTCTACTACTTGAGTACTGATCTCTAGTAATCGCTCTTCGGTTAAATCTTCAGCGATATTAACCTTCTCAATATTATCTAGAAGTTGTTGTTGATTTGCCATAACTATCCTTTGGTTAATAGCCGCAGACTTGCGACATTCCTTCGTTGTTTAGTCCAGATGATTCCGCCTCATCTTGGTACTCTTCTTCTTCAATTTCTTCCTCGGTGCGACCCTCGGACATCTTATCAATGATAATACCAAGGTACGACATAGCATCCACTTGGTCATCGTGGCGATCCCGTGGGAACCGCATCATCTCTGACTCAAGACCAGGATACCATTCGGCGGTCTTATCGAACTTAACAGCACCTGCTCTCATACGAGCCTGAATAGACCGAGCTCGTGTAATCTTATCTGTCCGGTGTGGTTTTAGATATACAATGTTAAGGAAACAGTTCTGTTCCAGCATAGCCCTATTGAGGAATGGACCAATAGACTTAGAAATCATCATCTCTTCTACACCAAAAGCTACTGGATCGTACAATCTCTGTAGAGCCATCATGGTATTGGTAATCTCTAAGCCATCCATACGCTCTTTAATCACGTTTACCACGTGGAGTACCCCGTTATCGTCCATACCGCCAACAATAAACACGGAATAGTCCGCTCGATCTGATTCTGAGATAGCTAAGTCAACAGAAATGTAGTAATTTAGATCTTTTTTACGATCATCCTCAGTTCTAGCTACAAAATCCCCACGTTTGAAGTAGAGATTTGATTCATCTAGTGGTTTATTGAGGAATTCCTGAGCGTAAACCTCCGGCATACCCTGCCGGTAGTATTCATCGTACTTCTCTTTGAACCATTCTTTGGTATATCGTTCCTTCCAGAGGATCTGGGAGAAGTCATCGTTGTGTGCACGGTACTTAATACTACGCCACATACCAATTTTACGGGAAGAGTACATCTTCAAGCCGTCAAATACCGTGTTCTTAGCGTGTTCCTGTGGCATTAGACGCTCGAGTAGGCTGTCTAGGTGTAGAATTGTACCTACAATGATAACCTTACCATCCATAGAGCGTGCTGGGATTAGTGCACCCATGAACCACTTACGGAATTTCTCGCGTCGATCCTTATTTAGAACCTGTTCGTCATCCTCACCATCGTCCATGATGATTAGGTCTGGTCGTTTGCTTCCCCATTTGAGACCGCGGAGCTTTTGTTCTGCTCCTTTTGCCATGAGTCGGCACTTGTGTCCGTCTTCAAATTCGATGATGATGTCGTCCTCAGTCTCTTTAGCAAACTGGACACGGCCATTCTCATCTCGTGGGATTCCAAAGAGTTCTTGGAGTTCTTTGTTGTCGATGATTTCATTCTTGATATCCTGCAAGAATAGTACCGATGTGCTGGTAGTACCTGAACAGATGATAACAAACTCATGCGCCCTGAACAGAATAGCTGCTAGGGCGAATGAGAAAGTGATCGCAGTGCTTTTGGCGTGCGACCGAGGTGCAGCAATTGCAATGAAGTTCTCTTCACTACAACACTCATCCCACCACTCCTTGTGGAAGTGGGGGATGGCTGAAGCACCGTCAAACTTTTTGGCTAAGAGTGAGGAAACGAAGCCGTTGACTACGTTCGACGTTAAGACGTTTTTTGTTCTTGACATATTCTTCTAGTTTATCGTAATCCTCAATCTGCATTGTAACGCCTGAATCGTACTTATCTCGTAACCTCTTATACAGGGCAAGAGCATCTCGCCGTACGCGGGGCTTATATCCAGCCGGTGGCATGTTACTTCTTCCTCTTCTTCGCCTCGCGGCTCGAAGTTTCTGACTTCATGCTTCCGTCCGCATTTCTTGCAAAGCTTTTATTCTGACCTGGGTCTTGTAGGAAGATATTACCGAGAGTAGTCTTACCTCCTTTGGACATAGCCTTCTTATGACCAACGTCCTTAGATGTCTTGTGTCCTAGCTGCTCCTCCACCATACGGTGGGCCTTATTACGTTGTGCACGATCCTTCTTTACCTGGGGCTTAGAGTCGTACTTCTCACCTTGCTTCTTGTAGTCCCGTTTCCCGTTAGTCATGTACGGCATTTTCTTCCTCCTGAATGTCAAGGATATCATCCTCAACTACATCTGTGTCTTCCGCTGGGGCTTGTGTTGAATGCTCAATAACCTCACCCTCAATTACCTTTTCGTTAGCTAGCCTATTGAAGTTAGCAAACTCCTTCGCTAGCTTTGCTAGCTTATCTGCCATCATCTCTTTAGCAATGCCATCCTTAGTAGCACGGCCAATAAGAACGTCTGTACGATCCGATAAGACCTTAATTGTGGTAGTTAGATCCTTGACCTTAAGAGGGACTTGAATAACGTCTCCTGTGCGGCTATCTAGGATACTATCCCCATTCTCAATCCTGTCCTCTACCTTCTCTACTGCCTTGCCAATCAGCTTATCCATCTTAGCTGACAGCTTACGATCTGCTTCTTCTTGGAACCTCTTCTCGAGCTCAGGCCACCATGTAGTACGATATCTCCAATGTTGCATCGTATTAAAGGGAACTTCTAACAACCTAGCTGTCAAAGATAAGTTACCATTCTCCATGTACATCTTAATAGCCTTATGCTTAAGAGCACTTGAGAACTTCTCACTAGAAGGGGCAACTACTGCCATTCTTTTCCTTTCAGTCAAAGGTACGACAAATCTAAAATAAATGTGAAATAATTGGGAACTAAATAAAAGTTACTGTTGTCTATGGCAACGTATAGGGGAAATAAGTTCCCCAAATGCTTTAAATAAATGATTATCGTTATTTTGGAAGCTCCTAACACGGGCCAGGGTATTAACGATAAACCTGCTATTGCTTAGGAAGTAGTTGGGACCGCGGTAGGGTAGACAAAATGTGCCAGTCTACCAGTAGTCATCGAAGGTCGTATCCCAATGAACGGTCGGGTTAATTCCCCCCACCTAGGTGCTCCTGGGGTTTGAAACAGGGCATGGTCGACGGGTGATCCATCTCGAGAGACTAGTTAATTTAATCTTCTTTCTTAAGAGGGTTAGGTTAACTATTGTCTAAATCTCGGGG